CAGAAACAAAAGAATGGAGGAATCCCCCTAAAAGAAAAAACAAATTATTTTCGAATTTTAAAACAAACTAAAACCTATTGTCAAATCAGGTAAAATTTAAATGTTTGTTGCTTCGCACGTAGAAAAGTAGAAGAAGCATAGAAACTACTTTTATTAACGGCACTAAAAAGTGACTAACTAAGGGAGAGAACGGCCCATTTTCTCCAATTCGGAGTAATGGACATTTTCTTCGAATCTCATTCTCTCTTGAAAATCATGAATTTTGATCTTCATGCAGGCCAATGTGTTGCAGTCAGGACCAGATTGGACTGAACAACGCATGAAATCGTTAACTATCGAATCAGGCTCGCGAAAACTAAAGCATTCCAACGCCAGGAATGAAACCCGTAGCAGCTCCATCTCGAAGAGCGTCTTCCAGATAACAGATTCCAAAGGCAGCGTCATGACTGTTTTGATGCCTTCCTCGAAGAATTCCTCTATCAGAGCTTTGTGGGTTTCCCCGCAAATTCTGACTACATCCGCTACTCGTTTGATCATCATCCTCTCTCTGTCGATAATGTTCATGTTGAAAATTGACAAACAACGATTCTTTTTGTCTATCAATACGCAAATCCCCGTCAAACTTATTACTTAAATTCACAATCCACAAAGTGCGCGGGCGGGAGTACTTTGAAAATTCCTGGAACGAAAGCTTGCTATAAGCCTCCAGGAAATCAAAACAAATTTCAACATCACCAACAGAAACAGAGTAATAAACAGCAGCGCATTGCAGCGCCTCCCTTTTACCCTCGTAATTCTTGATCAAAGCCAACCAATTTTTAACACCAAGTTGATATTCCAGGAACTCCTCTTCAGATTTAACAATTCTAGAGATTGCTTTTCCTGCATATTTCAAAAGATCTGGTAACGGCCCCTTTTTAGTCCAAAATTGAGAAGTAAAACTAAGAACGCTCCTCTCGAAAAATTTTGTCTTCAAACCCAATTCCTTCTCCAGGAACCTAGCTTTTAAAGGGTCTCTTTTAATACCATAACCGGTCATCGAAAAATCATCTCCAACAGCAGCAGCCATATTCATTTGGTCCCATTTCAGATAATAACCTCTTGCAGCCAAACCCATTGCCGTGTTCCCTATCAAGGTCATGTTTTGTCCAGAATGCTGTTTTTCAGTGCCTGTTAAAGAGCAAATATGCGGAGCACAAAGAATCCAATCTCTTCTCAATTCTCTGTAAAGTTTCACTAAAAACTGAGGAACTCCAGACCTCCTCAAATCATCACACTCTCTTTCAATCCAGACAGCAGTAAAACTAGCATCTTGTTGGGAAAGATCATCTTCAACTATCATTTCCCCAACTTCCATACAAGCGGAAAAATCATGGCCAAAGCGATCATCAGATTGACCATTCACTATGAAAACATTGTCTTTTAGAGAAGCTCTCAAAGTTGTCTCGTAGAGTGCCTGCAAAGGTCC